GACCACCAAGTTAGTCGCATATTAACTTTGGCAACTTATGGCTATTGCTGCCGAGAAATAGCAGAGGACCAAAACATAGAATTCCGCAAGGTTAAGAAGTTGCTGGATGTAGCACAGTCCAAAAATATGATTGATAAAAAAATATAAAATCTTTTTTATTTCTTAGATTATATTTAATATTGCTAAACATTTAAACAAACACCTATGAAAAAAGCACTTCAAATTACAGGCAAAATTATCTACTTCATTGTAGCAATGTCACCCATCTTTGCGCTTGGCTATATGCTAGGCATTAAATTAATGGAAAAAATTTAAACACTACACCTATGGAAACTAAAGTTTATTACGGACCATTTACAAAGCAAGATGCAAAATATTGGTATTCTTTTTATTCTGCTAGTTCAGTAACTGGAGAAATTGATTGGGCAATTGCGAAAAGATTTATGTCATTTTATTCACTTTACCTATAAAAACACCTAAACACCTATGGAAACGATTAAAATTACATCACAAGTTCTTTTGGAAACAGAGTTTACTGTTCCAAAGTATTTTAAAATTGCAAACCATTATCACATGATTTTGGACGACAAGAATTATTTGTTTGTTAAGGCAAATTTGGAAAGCAGTTTGCTAATTTATCCCGAGATTTCAATTTTGCAAATCAGCTGGTCAGCTAATCGCTGGCATCAAAATACAATTAGCCAAGATTTGATTGCAATTACTGAGGAGGAATTTTTTAAGGAGTACAATAATGCAAGTATTTATTTCCAAACTATACTAATTGAAGAAAAATGGAATCAACAGATTCACAAAACGCGCTAATAAAAGGCTGGCTATTAAACGGCTATTCATTGACCCAGCTGGAAGCTTTAAACCAGTTTGGATGCTTTAGACTAGCCGCAAGGATTGCTGACCTTAGAGACAAAGGTTTAAACGTGGTAACCGACATGGTTACGCTGGAGAATGGTAAAAGAGTTGCACGCTACTTTTTAAAGCGTGGAGTATAATAGCGATTTCCGATACGACTTAGAGTATGGCATTGTCGAGGGAGAAACTTGGTTCCACGACATTGTAAGTAATTCCAAATTTGAGGTCAAGACAGACCGAATGTCTGCAAGAACTGGAAACATTTACATTGAATACGAAAGCCGAGGTAAACTCTCAGGCATTGCCACAACTCAAGCCGATTATTGGGTTTATAAAATCGCAGAATTCAAAGCAATTGTAATTAAAACAGACGAACTTAAAATGCTTGTTAAAAAATTAGTAGACGAAGGCAAAGCAAGACCAAACGTCAGAGGTGGAGACAACAACACCAGCGTTGGAGTTCTTGTTAAAATAAAGGATTTAGTATGACTAGAGAAGAGGCAATTTTGGAACTAAATCACAGAGCAACACAAAAGTATTTGGTATATTTGGCTCTTCAGGAAATCATGCTAGATTACTACGAAGACGTGACAATTCTAAAGGCATTTGATGTAGACCTTAGGACCAAGCATAAAAACATGATTAACGCTTTAAAACGTAAGTCAACCGAAGCGTTTAGATTCTTGGAAAATTACGAAGAAGGTGAGGCAACAATTAAGCAGTTTCACGAGTTTGTGACTTTGTTTGAACGCCTCCACAATTCGATTGACCAAGGTGGCAATCTATTCCATGACTGCTTATCAGCTATTGAACAAATACTAAACGACCATGAGGGGACGCAATTTAACTGAACATCAAAAGGAGTTAATATTTGAAGGCTGGCAGGACCGAAAGCCAATTAAGGTTATTGCCATCGAAATGGGACTATCCTACGGTTGCATTTATTTTCAACTAAAGAAGCGTTGTCTCGTTGGATAAATCAAAAAGATTTATATTTGTGTATCGAATCATTCCTGAGGTGAGAGGCAAGAATGATTCCATAGGTTAACTTAACCTGCCCCGACAGTCTCTCACCTGTTGGGGTTTTTTATTTTATATGAAAAAAGAAGCTTATTACTTTTCCCACGATTCAAATGCCAAAGATGACCCAAAGATTCTCCAGCTAAGAATGGAAATGGGTTGGGAGGGGTATGGGTTGTTTTGGGCAATAATTGAGATGCTAAGAAATGAAAGTGACTTTCGTATGCGAACGCATTACAAAGGCATTGCATTTGCATTGCAAACGCATGAGGATTGCATAAAAAAGCTGATTAATGAATTTGATTTATTTGAATTAGACGAGCAATATTTTTGGTCTGAAAGCTTATTAAAGCGTATGGAATTAAAGGAAGAGCGTTCAGAAAAGGCAAGAGAATCAGCCAAGAAACGCTGGAATCGAGATAATGATGCGAACGCAATGCGAACGCATAGCGAACGCAATGCGAATGCAATGCAATTAAAGGAAAGTAAAGTAAAAGAAATTAAAGAAAAAGAAAGTAAAGTAAATGAGGATTCACATAATGCGATTTTTCGTCAATTATGGAATAACAACATTTGGCTTGAAGGATTAGCAATGAACTGGAAAGCTGATTTAACAGAAGTTAAAAACCATTTGAATACCTTTAGGCAAGAATGTATCTTAAAGGCTGATTTTAAAGAAAACGAAAAGCTTGCCAAAGAGCATTTTTTTAATTGGGTAAAAAGAGGCAACCCAGTACCAAAAAAAGAAAGCAAAGGCAAAAACGTATTTGACGAACTTTATGAAGACTTACAAAAACAAAAACACCTAAACAATGAATGAGATAATATTAACGCACCTCCGAAAGATGGAATTTGTTTGCGGACTAAAGCAATTTAAAGAATACAAAAAGGAAGAGGCAAGCGAGTTACTTGGATGCCTTAGTAAATTATTTGGAAGCTACGGCTGGATGACAGAGGCAAGAGTTGACTACATCCTGCACGCTGGTATGCGAGGACAATACGGCGATTTTTACCACGTAAACGAGAAGACAGTTAGCGTTTGGATTAACCAATATTATGCCCATCACCAAAGCCAAATTGTGCAGGAGGTCCAAGCTTTAAACAACAAAGAAAGTGAACCAAGTAACGAAGAGATTGCATACTGGATTGAGGTTGGAAAGCAAATATTTAGAGATAATTACCAGTACGCCAAGGACACAGGATTTTGCAGGGATATTGCAGAATGGGGCATGAACTGGTTTAATAAGTTTCAAGAGAAAGGAATTTTGAAGCCTTGGGAGTTTAACGTGGAGGAGATGGAAAACGACGTACGCAAAGAATTACGCTTGACGGTTAGATATGTAGACGAGACCAGCGTTGGTGCCAAGACTAAAAACAAAATTTGGAAGTTGTTTATTTTACAGGCAATTAGAGAAAACAAGGATTTAGATAAATTAATTTAAAATAAAACGATTATGTCAAATACTTATTTTTTATCAAACAGGAAAGAAAAGCATTGGAGTCAATTAACTAGGCAAATTCAAATGTTTTGCCTTAGAAAAGGAATACCTTTAAACGCAGAAATTAAAATTGGAATTAGCGACCCTATGTTTTATGAAACAAAATTTAACACAATTAAAATAACCATTAAATAAAACAATTATGAGCAAGATTTACGGCGGAAACGCAAAGATTATTCAAACAAAATTTGGCACAATGACAAAGATTAGCCAAAGCCGTAGCGATTTAGAAAAGCTACTGGCATACCTTAACTCTAATGATACCGAATGGGTCAACCTAGTAATGAAGGAAAAGCAAGAGAAAGTTGAAGGCAAAGCAACGCATTATTTGGAGGTAGACGACTGGAAGCCTATGCAGGTAGCAAATAAGCCGACAGAGAAGCGCATTGTAGAAAATGATAACTTACCTTTCTAAATGAAAAAAAATGATTTGTACGCAATCTTTGTGGCATTGGTAGGCATTTGCCTACTATTGCTGCTAAAGGTTTCTAGCTTGTTGCTTTTTATGGTTGCCTTAGCTTTGTGGACTTTGGCTTGGTCTTGGATTTATGAAAAATGTAAATGATACAATTTAAGCTAAACGAGAAACCGCTAAGCGTAAACGAAGCTTGGCAAGGCAAACGCTTTAAGACGGAAGCGTACAAGCATTACGAGCGGACGATTTCATTTATGTTGCCAAAAGCCGAAATTGACCCAAACCAAATGTTGAGGATTGAATTTTTCTTTGGCTTTAGCAACAAAGCAAGTGACCTAGACAATCCAGTTAAATTGCTTATTGATATTGCGCAAAAAAAGTATGGTTTTGACGATAAAAACGTGTTTGAGTTAAACGTTCGCAAGTGCTTGGTGAAAAAAGGAGAAGAGTTTATACAAATGGGCATTTATCAGCTTTTACCTTTTTAAACAAAAATCTTGGTTTTAACTTGGAATCAAATCGCAATCTTATATTTGCGTAAAGATTAAGAAAATGAGCGTCTACGAAGGGTTATTAATTAAGAAAGCACGCAAGCAAGCTGGATACAACCAGCTAGATTTGTGCAAAAAAATTGGATTAAGTCATGCACCAATTAACCATGTCGAAAATGGTTTGGAGTCAATAAGCCTTTTTAACTTGCGAAAGATTTGTGACGAGATTGGTTTGGAGGTAGTAATAAAGCGAAAAGATGGCTAAAGGTTACCCGATTTCAAAGCCTGACTATTCGCTGGAAATTAGATACCGATTAAGAGACGGACAATGGTCACCTTGGTCAAACAAGGGCAAAGGAAAATTTGAAAGCATGGAACTGGTCCAGCGACAGATTAGAACTTTGGCAGCTGCTTACCAAGGACGAGAAAAAGAAGTTAGATTTGAATGGAACGGAAAACTTTGCAATTTTACAGGAGAGCCGACTGGTCAAACAATAATATTAATATAGTTATTTTGGGTTTGTTGATGTTTAAAAGGCTTGGGTATTGCTCAAGCTTTTTTTTAAAATTTTAAAATATGAAAATTAACGAGGTAGGTTTTTGGGAAACAACAGACCAAACAGGACACGTTCACGACAAAAGCATTGCAGCTGCATTGTCCCAGTATTTAGCCGATAAGCAAGCCAAGACAGTTGTAGACTTTGGTTGTGGTATGGGTGACTATGCAAAATCTTTTAAAGCTAACGGCTATAAGGTGGAGGCATACGATGGCAACCCAAATACAGAAACTTTAAGCGGTGGGATTGGGAAAGTACTAGACCTGTCTAAGCCGTTTTATTTAGGGGAAAAATTTGACGTTGTTTTGTCGCTGGAAGTTGGAGAGCATATCCCAAAAGAATTTGAGGAGCAATTTATTGACAACATAACAAAGCACGCCAAAAAGTATTTGATTATAAGTTGGGCGGTAGAAGGTCAAGGCGGTGATGGTCACGTTAATTGTGCAAATAATGACTACATCATTGGGCAAATTGTAGACCGAGGATTTAAGCACAATGCAAAGGACAGTCAAACAATTAGGAACGCGGCAACAAATGCGTCGTGGTTTAGATATACGATTATGGTATTTGATAAGGTCTAACTTTGGTTAGGCTTTTTTTTATCTTTACTTGAATAAACAAATTTTTGCAAGATGAGCAACGGACACGGAGGAGCAAGGCTAGGAGGAGGCAGAAAGCCAAAAGCCGATGAGATTAAAATCATCGAGCAGATGGACGCTATTGCCGTACCTGAGCAAGCTTGGAAAGCGCTTTGGGACAGATGCCAAGACGGCGACATACAAGCCATCAAATGCTGGCTAAACTACCGATTTGGAATGCCTAAGCAGACGGTTGATGTTACAACTCAAGGCGAAAAAGTAACGCCACCAATTGAATGGATAAAATCCAAATAATTGATAAATACGAGCCTTTATTTTTAGAGGTGCCTAAAACACGTTATTATCTGATAACTGGCGGAAGAGGTAGCGGAAAGTCGTGGACATTGTCAATGTTTCTGTTAAACCTTACCTATCAAGAAGGTCACGTGATTTTATTTACGAGATGGACGCTAACCTCTGCGTTTATTTCTATTATTCCCGAATTTATCGACAAGATTGAATTGATGAATAAGTCAGATGACTTTGAAATAACACAATCCGAAATCATTAACAAGGCGACAGGCTCAAAGATTCTATTTCGAGGCATTAAGACCAGCCAAGGCACGGCAACGGCTAATCTCAAGTCGATTGCTGGCGTTACAACTTGGGTAATGGATGAAGCAGAGGAATTGGTTGACGAGGATATTTTTGACCGCATTGACTTATCTGTGCGTGCAGTTGACATACCCAACCGAGTTTTGCTTATAATGAACCCAGCAACCAAAGAGCATTGGGTTTATAAGCGTTTTTTTGAGGATTACATGGTAAACTCAGGATTTACAGGCACGAAAAATGACTGTACGTATATCCATACAACCTATTTAGACAATATTGAAAACCTAAACGAGACCGTTATAAATCGTTTTGAGGCAATAAAGCAAAGAAACCCAACCAAATACAACCATATTGTTATGGGTTATTGGATGGATAAGGCTGAAGGTGCCATATTTGAAAACTGGAAAATTGCTGATTTTGACACCTCTTTACCTTTTGGCTTTGGAATGGACTTTGGTTTTAGCATTGACCCAACTACTTTGATAAAAGTTGCAGTTGACGAGGACAAAGGATTGATTTATTGCCAAGAATGCTTTGCAGAAACTGGATTGACAACAACCGACATATCAAAAAAGATTGCAAAATATTGTCAGCTTAACGACATGATTGTTGCCGACTCAGCAGAGCCTCGATTGATTAATGAAATTTACAATTTCGGCTTTAATATTATACCTTGTACAAAAGGTCCTGATTCCGTTAGGTACGGAATTAAGAAAATGCAAGACTATCAAATTGTAGTATCGCAAGAATCCAAGACAATCATTAAAGAATTAAACAATTACGTATGGAATGACAAGCGTTCGGACACGCCAGTTGACGATTTCAACCACACAATTGACGCAATTCGTTACGCATTTGATAAGTTGTCTGTTTCTAAATTTTGGCACGTTTAGGATATGGCATCATTTTTTTATTTTATTACCCTATTTTTACAAAAAAAGCAAACGGAATGAATTACATAGATAGAATTAAAGCCGCACTGGGTTTTAACCAAAAAGATTCTACTTACCTAAATGCAGTTTTTCCTTATTTGGGCAACAACGTCATTTGGACCGCACCAACAACGCAAAACTTTATTGAAAAAGGTCTTTACCTTAATTCTGACCTTTATGCTATAATTAATCTAATCATTAACAAAGTCAGCACCGCGCCAATTGTTGTTTATGAGGTTAAAGACCAAAAGGCTTTGAGTTATTACAAATCAATGAGTCGAAACTTTGAAAACGCAGGCGCAAAATTCCAAGCCGAGAGACTTAAAACAAAAGCGTTAGAAGAGGTACACATTCCCGAACTCGAAAAACTATTTAAAAAGCCAAATGAGTTCCAAACTTGGGATAACCTTTTAAAAGAAATTGCCGCATTCCGACTAATTACTGGCAATGCATACATTTACGGCGCAAGACGTGGCGAGCAACCAAACGCGCCAATTATTGCGTTGTATTCTTTGCCGTCTCAGTTTATGGAGATTATTTCGGGCGGATTAAACCAGCCGATTAAAGAATACCGATTGACTTATAACGGTTACGAGCGCATCGATGCTAAGAATGTTGGACACCTAAAAAATATTAATTTAAGTTACACGGCTGGCACGGCTAACCATCTTTACGGCGCCTCACCTTTGCGGTCCGCAGTTCGTGACCTTACCACGTCAAACGATGGAAAGCAGGCGCTTTTGTCTATGCTTCAAAACATGGGTGCAAGAGGTATACTAACGGGAGACGGTACTGTTAACATTACACGAGAGCAAGCACAAGGACTTAAGGAGGATTACGCACACAATTACCAAGGCGCTACTAAAGCTGGCGACGTTATTATTACTCCAGCCAAGTTAAGCTGGGTGCAAATGGGAATGAATGCGGTGGATATGTCAATTCTTGATACTCAGAAAGTAATTTTGCGTTCATTGTGCCGAGTTTACGGAGTGGATGCTAAGTTGCTTGGTGATACCGAGGCAAGTACTTTTAACAATACGGAAACCGCTTACAAGGCGCTAATTAATAACGTTGTCAGACCTTTGCACATTGAAATCCGAGACGTGCTTAACAACTGGCTTTTGTCATCTTATGGTAATAAGAATCTATTCCTAGATTTCGATTACATGGCTTATCCTGAAATGCAAGACGACATGGATAAGCTTGTTGGTCAATTGTCACAAGCTTGGTGGTTAACTCCAAACGAGAAACGTGCAGCTATGAACTACGGCGAATACGAGAATATTTTGATGGAGCAGCCATTTATTCCGCAAGGCTTAATGACTTTGTCGGAATTTTCTGCACAACCAGTTGACGACCTAGAAAATTTGGGAGACTATGCCCAAACCAACTAAAAAAGACCTAGCGCTTGCAAAGCAATTGGACGCATTGCAAAGACGTTACGAGGTTCGATATGAAAAGCAAATTTATACGGCTTTAAAAAAGCAAATGCAGCCATATTTGGATGCTATTAAACAGGCGGACGCAAATATTAACCGCTTTGATTTAATAACTCCAGCGCCATTGGCTGACGTATTGGAAAACCTTTTTGTTGTTGCTGGGACTGCTTACGCTGATGCAATGTATAACGCAATCCAGCCACCAACTAAAGCAACCAAGGAAGCTTTGCGAGCAGGCTGGCGAGACTTTATGCGTTTGTTTGCAATTAGAAACTTGCCGCAAACACTAATACAAATAAATGAGACTAGCCAAAAGATAATCCGAAATATTGTATTGGGTGGATTAAATGAAGGTCTTGGCACGCTTGAAATTGCTAGAAATATTCAAGAGTCAATAACGGTTATATTTAGAAACCGAGCCAAGCTAATTGCACGAACAGAAATGGCGATAGCTACCAACAACGCAGCGATGCAGTCGGCAGCGACCTCAGATTTTATGTACGAAAAGAAATGGATTCCAGCGACTGACAACAGAACAAGACCTGACCACGCTGCAATGCTCAACAAGCCTTGGATTCCATTTGACCAAAACTTTATTGTAGGCGGTGATGAAATGAGACAACCAGCAGACGGAACGCAAGGCGCTGGCGCTGACCAAATATGTAATTGCAGATGCAAGGTTGTGTTTAGAATAATGCGAGACGTTGATGGATTACCAATGCGAAAATGATTGCTCACGTTATTAACCTTGATTACCGCAAAGACAAATGGCGTGCGTCAATGCAAGAATTATCACCGCATTTTAACCTTAAAAGAGTAAGCGCAATTCAGCACGAATGGGGATGGCTTGGATTGTGGCAAACATTTAAAAAAATATTTCAAGAATGCGAAGGCGACATTTTAATATTTGAAGACGATGCTACTTACAGAGGCAATTATAGCGACATAGTTAATTGCATGAATGACTTGCCAAATGATTGGGATATGCTTATGCTAGGAGCCAATATAAAAGATTCAAGGC